CAAGTACAACCTCCAAGCGGCGTTCTACCTGCACATGACGGGAGCCAAGCGGTTCTTCTTCGTGGCGGTCGAGAAGAAGGCTCCGTTCGATTGGGCGGTGTACGAACTGGATGCCGAAGCCTTGGAGTCCGGCAAGCGCATGATGACGAGTGCCTGCTTGACCTACCGGGAGTGTTCGCTGTACAACAACTGGCCCGGATACTCCAAGGAGGTCCAGACCATCACGCTCCCGAAGTGGGCGTTCTTCAACGAGGAGTCCTAATTTCCCCCAACCCAGAAAAACACATGAGCATCAAATCGTTCAATCCCAACGCCGCCTCGGCCCAGAAGTGGATCACGGCGGCTGGCAACTACGAGGTCACGGTCCGTGGTTTCGAGGCCAAGTACACCAAGAACGCCGACTACTACGCCAAGTTCACCTTCGTGACGGCGGAGGGCGAAGCGACCACGGGCATCATCTACGCCAAGCCGGACCGCAACGGCAACCACATCGGCCTTGAGTCCTTCATGGCGGCTACCGCCACGGATGCCGAGGTGCAGGAGTATGTGAGCGCGGGCGAGATCACCGTGGACGAGGCGTTCTTGGAGAAGGTGGCTAACCGGGCCAAGGGTCGCGCGCTGGTGGTCAAGGTGACCGAGCGCGAGTACGAGAAGGACGGGCAGAAGAAGAAGGCGTATGAAGCCTCGTTCTTCAACCGCCTGCCCAACGGTCCCGGCCCGTTCTAAGGGCTTTTCCTAGGGTCGTTGCAGGGGGGCAGGTAGCCCCCCTTTTTTTGTGCTTGTGCTGTCCGCTGGTGGGTGTAAGGTCATTAACGAAGCCACCAACATGAACCTACGAGACTACCAAGAAGCCGCCGTCACCTCCGCCTGTTCGCATCTGGCGAAGGGTGTCAACCCCCTCGTCATCGCCCCCACGGGCGCGGGCAAGACCGTCATCGCCAGCGAAATCATGCGCCGCTGGCAGGTCGCCAACCCGGGCAAGCCCTGCTACTTCGTGGCTCACCGCATGGAGTTGCTTGAGCAGGCTGAACGCACCATGCAGAAGTTCGGCGTGGTCGGCAAGGTGCTGTCGGTGTTCAACCGTGAGTTCGCTGGCATCACCGCCGATGAACGCCGCAACGCGCTGGTCGTGTTCGATGAAGCCCACCATGCGGTCGCCTCGTCTTGGGCGCGCTTCTCCGAAGCCTTCACGGGGCCGAAGGTCGCCGTGACCGCTACGCCGGACCGCATGGACCGCCAGAAGTTGGAGCAGGTCGGCTTCGACCCCTGCTACGAGATCGCCATCCGAACCCTCATCGAGCAGGGTCACCTTGTGAAGCCGCTGGCCTACAAGATGCCCGTTGAATTGTCCGGCATCCTCATGCGCGGCTATGACGAGCCGATGGAAGCCATCGCTGACAGTATCGTGGAGGAGATGAGGCGGTACGACCGCAAGAAGGCCATCGCCTTCCTGCCCGATGTGGAGTCGTCCGAGAAGTTGGTCGGCCTGCTGAACCAGCGCGGTTTCCGTTCCGCCCATGTGGACGGCTCGACCCATGACTATATGCGAAGCCACGCCATCGAGTCGTACAAGACGGGCGAACTCAAGGTGCTGTGCAATGTCAACCTGTTCACGGAGGGCTTCGATGCCCCCGAGACTGATTGCGTCATCCTGCTCCGCCCCACCCAGTCCCGCGCGCTCTGGGTGCAGATGATCGGGCGCGGCCTGCGTACCGCCCCGGGCAAGGCTGATTGCCTCATCCTCGACCCCAGGTGGGTGTCGGGCGAAAACTCCTTCCAGCCCGCCGATGCCTTCACGGTGTTCCCGGGTGCCAAGGCTGGGGTCAAGGAAGGCGGCTGTTGCCCGATGGATGTGGCGGAGGTCTGCGACCGGGATGCCGAGCAGAAGATGATTGACCGCATCGCCAAGGAGGAACGCCGCCAGCAGGCCAAGGATGCCCGTGAGAAGGGGTTTATCGACCTGTCCGTGGCTTGTGCCTGCTTTGGGTTCGTCCTGCCTCCTGCGGGCAAGGACGAGGCTCCGATGACCCCGGCACAGAAGGCTGAACTGGAACGCTTCAAGGTCTATGCGGTCGAGGTGACGGGTAGCCAAGCGTCTTGGATGATTGGTCGCTTGCAGGCGCGCGAGCGTCTTGGGCTGGCTACGGTGAAGCAGGTCCGCAAGTTGCGGCAGTTCGGGGTGGCGGGTGCCTTGAAGATGACGATGGCGCAGGCTTCGGCGCGCATCGGGTCTGACTGGCGGATTTCTGGCAAAAAGACCTTTACATACCGCCGTTGATAGGTAGACCTTTCATTATGAGCCACATGAGCATGGACGAGATGATTGAGGTCTTGGCGCGGTATCGGTACAACGCTAAGCACGATGCTGATCGCATCAAGGCTTTGGAGGATGAGTTGTCCCGGTTGCGGGCATCGTCCTTCGTGACGGCTGTGCCTGCGGAGGATTATGAGAAGATGAAGGCCGAGAACGCCCGCCTCAAGGCCGAGGTCGAGAGGCTGACAAAGGCCGGGGATGCGATGGAAATGACTTTGCAGGCAGACTTCAATGGTTCCCCTTATGAGCCAACCATAGTGCGTGAGGCTATTATTTATTGGCGAAACGCCAAGAAGGGAGGCCAGCCGTGAGCCGCCTTGGTCAACATGATGGCGATGGCATCCGATACGCCATGCACCTGTCAGCCCCGAAGGGCGGAAGCGCGCAGATGCTCCGTGATCCCGAAGGTGGCTGGGTGTCGTGGGAGGACTACGCCAAGATGAAGGACATAGGGGATGCCCTAGGTCGGCAGGTTCTAGTCCTCATGCTCAAGGGCGAAGCCACCCCAGACCTAATCCACGCCTACGACCGATGGCGGGATGTCTCCATCGGCAAACCCAACTTTCACCCCCATAAGAAATGAGTACCCAATACCCTATCCACGGCTCCCTAGCCACCGCCGAATACTCCGCCACCGTCAACGAGCGCGCCAAGTCCCTTGGGATGCCTGTCGAGAAAGTTCTGGCCTTGATGAATGTCGGCTACGGCACCCCCCCGGTGGATGAGAACTACTTTGACAGGGTTGCCAACAATCCGAACCGAAACCTGTTCAAGACCCAGAACTCCCAGACTTGGTATGTGGCTTGGGTTATTGACGGGAAGAAACAGTTTCGCAAGTTGTCCAAGGACATCGAGGAAGCCCGCCGTATGCGGGATGCCCTGTTCCTCGAAATCGGATACAAGCCGCGCACCAAATGAAGCCCCCCGTAGCCCTTGAAGCCTACCGTGATAAAGTCCCGCGCCACGCCCTGTTCGCCGTCTATGAGAACGGCAAGGTCGAGAACCCCGAGTTCGTTGCCGACCATTGGGAAGGCGGCAACTGGTTCTGCTGGGATCACCGACTGTGGAAGTGGATGTCCGAAGTCTACCCCCACATCAAGCACAAGCCCATCCACTTCTGGCAACTCCATGACAAACAGTTCACCCGGTTTTACCCATCCGCCCTCCCACCCGTTCCTAAAACCCGATAGGGTCAAGGGCAAGCGGTACACGCAAGGCATCGCCCTGCTCCGCCGGGTGCTGGGGCAAGGCATCGCCCGCAACATCCATGTCTCCTTCAGCCCGCAGGAAGCCGTTGCCATCCTGCTGGCGGTTGATGAGGCATCGCCCCGTAAGCACCGCACCGTCCCCGAGTACCAGCACAAGGTGGTCAAGAAGTTGCGCGCATGAACATCGTGTCCCCTTGGCGGCGGTTCATGGCGGTGGGTTGCTCCCACGGCATTTATGCCGACCCGTTGGCGGTCGAAGCGGTGCTTCGGTTTCGGGAACAGTACCGACCGCATGAGGTAATCCACCTCGGGGACTTCACGGATATGTCCGCCTTCATGGGCGGGGCCAACGGGGAGGGGGATAAGATTAAGCCCGACCTCATGGGGGGCATCGAGTTCTTGACCAACATGGAGTGTACCACGGTTCTCTGCGGGAACCATGAGGCGCGCCTGTGGCGGGACCGTAATAGCCACAACGAACTCCGGGCGATGGCGGCGGAGACGAGCATCGAGGCCATCGAGACGGCCTGCTTGAAACTCCATGCGCGGATGTTGCCATACACGGGGGTCTGGCAGGCTTACAAGTTGGCGAACTACACCTTCACCCACGGGACGATCTACAACGAGAACTCGGCGCGGGACATGGCGGGGGTATATGGAAATGTCATCTTCGCCCACACGCACAAGGCCAGCATCCAAGCGGGCCGCACCTTCACGCCTTCGCTGGGCATCTCGGTCGGGACGCTGACCCGCCGGGGGGCTATGGAATACGCCAACACGCGCATCAGTACGCTGGCTTGGTCGCAGGGCTTCGTTTACGGTGAGTACAACGAGTTGTCCTTGCACCCGAAACTCCACATCCACGATTTCTCTGACACATGGAAACTACCGCTGTAAAAGCCCAGCGTCTGCTGGAGGAGATTGCCAACCTACGCAATCGGACGAAGCAGGAACCGCCCGCCGGGTATCTGGATGTGGCTGGATGGGCCAAGCACTTCGGTTTGCAGAGGTCGCAGACCCGGCGGCATTTGACCCAATTGGTCAAGGCCGGGAAACTGAAGTCGGTGCGTCTGCGGCGCGAGGTGAAGGGTCGGATTACGATGATAACCTTTTACGGTTGACGGCATGGTTGGCGCGGGCAAAGTCCGCCTCGCCACCATGAAGTTCCTATCCGTTTGCAGCGGCATCGAAGCCGCATCCGTAGCGTGGGAGCCGCTTGGCTGGAAGGCCATCGGGTTCTCCGAAATAGAGCCTTTCCAGAGCGCGGTTCTCAAGCATCATTTTCCAAACACACCCAACTATGGCGACCTCACCAAATATGCCGAATGGCCCATCGAACCCGGAACAGTTGACCTTCTCGTTGGGGGAACTCCATGCCAGTCATTCAGTATCTTGGGCAAGCGCGGAGGACTGGATGACATCCGTGGTCAACTCGCCATGGCCTTTGGAGGTCTTGCTGGAAAACTCCGGCCCCGATGGATCGTCTGGGAAAATGTCGTTGGTGTGCTTTCCAGCGACAACGGACGAGACTTCTTGGCCTTCCAGCGCTCGCTGGTCGAACTGGGGTATTGCCTCTCCTTCCGGGTTCTGGACTCATCCGGCTTCGGAACTTCCCAGAAACGCCGTCGAGTGTTCGTTGTCGGACATCTTGGAACCGATTGGCGATATCCCGCCTCGGTGCTACTTGAGCGCGGAAGCCTGCTCCGAGATGCTGGCAAGGGCGGAAGCGCGAGAGAAGAAGATGCCGAACTTGTTGAGGACGGCTCTGACGAAGGTTGCGCGGCTGTCTCGTTCCAACCCGGAAACTTGAGGCGGAAGGCCGGAGCAAGCCCGTCCACCAAGTTCTTCCCGACCCTATTGAGCAACAGCGGTGACCAATGCCCTCATGTGGCTACTGACCGCTTCATCCGTTCCTTGAGTTGCCGTGAATGGGAGCGCCTTCAAGGCTTCCCGCATGACTGGACCAATGTGGTGTTCAATGGCAAGGAACCTGCCTTCACACTACGCCAGCAAGCCCTAGGCAACAGTATGTGCGTCCCGGTGATGAACTGGATTGGCAAACGAATTGATTATGTCGAAAAACAAAAAGTACGCTGATTACGCCATTCGCATCGAGCCTTCGGAAGTCTACGATCACGCCATCGTAGGTATGTCGAAGGATAAGGTGCTTATCTATTCCCATGAGCGCATCATCCAGATACTCATGGGATACGATAATATGGACGAGGATGAGGCCAACCAATGGGCTGAGTTCAACATTTACAATGTGGTCAACCCTGATAGGCAGGAGTTCCGGGTGACCTGTGCGCGCAAGTACAGATGGAAGTTGCCTTTTACGATTAAGAAGGTCATCAAAGGTGTTCGCCACCAACTATGACCATCCAAGATCGCATCACGGGTGCGAGGGCTTACCTCGCCAAACTGCCTCCCGCCAACTCAGGGCAGGGCGGTCACCCCGCCACCTACCGCGCCGCCAGCATCCTCGCCAACGGGTTCGACCTCGGCTACGATGACGCTTGGATGCTCCTTAACGAGTGGAACAAGTCCCATTGTTCCCCGCCGTGGAGCGAAAAGGAACTCCGCCACAAGTTGAACGATGCCTTCGTCAAGCCGCACGAGAAGCCGAAGGGCTGGCTTACCGCCGGGAAGGAACGCAAGGTCGGGGCTAACGGTCGCTTCGTATTTGACCCCACGGTGCTGGCGCAGATGGTGGACAACCAGACCCCGTACTCGACCGCCGATGTCCTGCTCAACTGCTTCAAGGACGAGGATGTGATC